ATTCGATTCTTCATATGAAGTATCTAATCACACCCTCGCACGTTTAGTTTTAGTCCAAACGTGGAAAAGACTGATTTGTATAGTTTACTCTATTTTGACCAAACTAAATCAGTACACCTCCATAGTGATGGTGTACTCTGCGAAATCTTCATTTGCGAACTGCGATGGAGCAATTCCAGCAAGACCATTTAAGATCAAGTTTCCAGACCTCAAGACTCCTGCGCGAACGGAATAAAATCCGTAAGTTACACTGTCGCTTGGGGGGCTACTTCCAGCAGGCCGAAAGTACGTTTCCCAATTCGTGATCGTCGCTCCATTAACGGTCTTTGCGTCCTTGTACGCGGTCTTGAAATGGTCATCGGGTTCTCCAGGTCCTTTTACAACCGCAGTTACTGTCAGATAGAATCTCTTGTTTTCGAGCAATGTAGGAATTTGTCCAGTCAACTTCAACCGAGATACGTCGTACGGTTCCGAAGTCGCCGTGACGTAATCTTCCACCTTGAACGGAAAGAGGATGTCTCCCCTAGCATTAGCTCTAAGATATGAGTCAAATGTTGAACTGAAATCGCTTCCGGTTTGCCACATCTTGTATCCCTGCGTGCCGCACGTAGTGAAACTCGATTCGGAAATTGTATTTGGCACCACGTATGGATACAACAGTTCCACATCATAAGTGCACCACAATTGTCCCAAGACTGTCCCACCTGGTAGCGTGAGACCCTCCGTTGCCACATTAAGAGTTCCTACGGAAGACATCCTCAGATCAGTGTCTGAATTGACACTTTGAGGGTGCCTAATGTAGTACCCACCTTTGGGCATCGTATTTGGGTCGCACTCAATTGGTGCTGCTGCTGACACAGACGGCTTCGTCGACGTTGAAAACATCGAATTCAGCATCTGGGCAGTTGAAGTATATTCTTCCTCCGTGGCATTGTAATTGACTGCAAGCTGCACCGTTCCTGAATTGTTGTAATCAGTACTAGTTGTCTTATAGTAGAAAACCATCCCGTGATATTTCACTTTCTGGTATCTGGCTGCAAGTTCTGCAAGCCACGGAAAGAGCGTTTTGTTGTCGACAGCAAGCCTGTAAGACGTGTTATTGAACACATCTGGTGTAGGAGGAGAGACAATGTTTCCAATGAACTCTCTGTGCCTCACCCTAGACCCGTGCTCGCTAGGAGCAAAAGTAGGTATGTTTTGAGCATCTGCTCCCATAACACTTTGTCTTTGTAGCGTGTTGTGACTGACTTGATATGAACCTCTACCTGTGATTTTAGAGATCCCCGTCCCGATAGCTGTTCCAATTGGCCCTGCTATTTGTCCACCTAGAGTGGCGAACGTTCCTCGCGGAATCATCTTCGTCAGTTTGTCGACCTTATCAAGTAAGCTCTCCTGATTTTGTTTGGCCGCCCCTTTAGCCCGGGGCTGGCCCGCCTTCTTTTTCACCATACGCGCTGGTCGGCAGGCGCGTGTATCTTCCATTATCACCGGTCTACAACAGGTTCTCGCACTCCTTTATGAATGCAAGAACCATTGCCTTGTCGGGGTGATCGATGAGCTCACATGCGTAGTTCTCGAGAGTAGCTACGGTGAGTTTGTCTTTCGACATTGCGTCAAAAATCGTCTTTCCCACTTCATGCAAGTAGCACGCGGGCCGACCGCGGATTCTGAAGAAAACGTGAGAACAAAAGTGATATTCTCCGTCCTTGACTTCTGCAAAGTCTCTAACTACGACATTGTTGTCGTTGTATCTCTCCATTGTCTCCGCTAATGGAAGTGTTGTCCACTCCACGCAGTCATCGCCATT